CAATACCAACCTGTATGATCTTACCCGACGGTTGGTTTAATTCTAGGTCTAATGCGAGGAACTTGCCATCTGCTATCATGCAAGATCTTTCTGCGGGTAACTAGCCATCATCCATTCACTGATTGCGCTGGCATTGTCACTTAATTTAATCAAGTCATACTTGCCACAGAACTTTAAGAACTGTGCACCTACCATGGGCATGTTCTTGGGTACTTGTGCGGCCGCTATAGTTTCTGCCATTTTAACTTTAATATCATCTGGTTGTGCTGTTAGATCAACTGGAATACGATTACGTTCATAGTCATCTAACACACGATGCTCTACACCATTGTGATCAACCCAACGTTGTAACATCATGTTGTTCCAATTATAACCTTTCTTATCTTTGTCACTATAGGCTTCTTCAAGACCTACTTTGTTTTTACTACCTTTAGTGCGCACGCCTGGAAATGCAGAAAATACATTGTCTGTAGGATCACCACGCATACACTTTTCAAAAAGTATAAACTGTGGGTTGGGTATCTTCTTAGCTTCTTTGGTCTTTTTGTCTATGACCGGTTTGCCTTTCTTATCAAAGATACCTTTTAGTGTATGGAGCTCGTCGCTGATACCATTGTATTGATTAACGTTGTCTGCTAAGAGCTGATAGAAGTCTGTATCACTGGATATGATCGTATGATGGTCATCTGGATGAGCTTGTATGAATCCTGCTATAAGATCATCTGCTTCAAGCTCTGAGTGTTGCAGAACTGTGCAGTTTGTTTTGTTAGCAATAAAAGTTTTGAGAGCATCAAATGTCTCCCAAAATAACCGATCTTCTTCTGCTTCACTTTCTGTAAGTGCGGCACGGGCGACACTGCGATTTTTCTTATAGGGTTCATAGAAGTCTTTACGCCAACTGCGTCCTTCTAAACAGAATATCACATGATCAGCTTTTTGATCGCGCCATGACTTATTAACTGAAGCCAGGGTTACGTGGATAGCGAAACCCAGCTTGTCCCAAGTATCACTTTGGCGATGTGCTGAATGTCGGGCTCTAAAGAATGTGTTTGCTGTGTCTACTAATAGATATCTCATTTAGTAATTATACTTTCATTTATGACGTTTGTCAAATGGTTTGCCCAAACCAAATGTGCATCTGCACCATAATGATAACTTTTTAAATTAACCGTTTTATACCCTTGATCTTTTAACCAATGATAGTAGGTATGATTACTATCATATGGATGTAGATAATTATGGCCCCACTCGCGATGTTCGGTAGATTCTAACGCCGAGTAGCTGTTAAAGAACAAATGTGGAATATCTGCCAATTCCTGGTGGAGTGCCCAAATTTTTTCTTCAGCTTCTTGTTCTTTCTGCTCATGGTCTATGTCATTGATCCAATGCTTATATTGTTGTTTGATAGCATCTGGCCAATCATCACCAACACCGCCGGCGTTGATCTGCCAATATTGTCCTTCGTGTAACCATTCTTCACGTTCCCAAGTGCTCCAACCAATCACGATCAAATCTGGACGGTTGTTTTTAAGATAATGTCTAGTAGTACGGATAATACGATCGTTACTGCTGGCACTTTCAGCATCGCAGTATAGTTCAGCTGAGAGATTTTTTGCTAGGATATTACCATAACTAACGTATAAGTTATCGGGATGGGGAATTCTTCCTAGATATTTGTATTGTGGATCATCGTTTGCGAAGGCAAACGAATTTACAGCTTCAGCACCTGCACTATGGCTGTCACCATTTACATATAAGATCAACTGATTTCCGTTCTACCATCGCCTAGGTCACGACGATTACTGGTTCGATTGGTTGGATCTGCCTGCTCTTGTTCATAGGTTTCCATGACCACATTGCGACATACTGCTCGGAACCAATTGTCCACGATGTCTTGATCGGTCTTGCCTTGATACCCAGCACGCACCAAGTTGGCCACAAATTTATCATTCCAATCTAGTTCAAAACTACCCTGTCCCGGATCTTTTGGATCGATGTCCATGCTGATGACTTCCACCCATGGCTCACCTGCTTCTGTAGCTAATCCTTTTGGTGTCTTCTTTGTCTTTTGTTCTTTGATGGTCGCAGGTTCTGGCCTAGTACCAAACAAATTATTAATCAATTTCTTTATCATATTAGTCCTTTATTTTCCCCAACTGTTGCCCCAAAGATCAACATGTAATCTTGGGCTGTAATAATACCCACGACGCATAGCTTCATCTGCTACGTTAAATTTGTTACCATCGTAGACACTAACCACACCGCCCACTGGCATGATATAAACAACACCTTTAAATTTAGCACGGCGATACTCCGCTACTGCACGATCAACTTCATCAAAGTCACTGGGCTTTTCGACTACAAACTTAAGATATGCAGTACCAACACGTTCATAGCTTTTAACGATCTCAGGTTTAACTGCGTCTTCCCACTTTTCTCCACTTGCTGATAATTTAGCACTAACTGAGAACGTAATCTCTCTACCACTTCGATTCCACAGCTTTAAATACTTAGCAAAATCTTCGTGTAACTCTTGAGTACCATTTGTTTCAAATGTAATATTTTTTAAGTTATACATGTCTGGATGACTTAGTAGTTCACTGTAAGCACGTTGCCAACCTAGCAATGGTTCACCACCCGTGATAACTAGATGTGTATCATTACCATTGGGCATGGTCCAACTATTGCTTGGGACAAGTGCTAACATCTTTTCAACTACAGTATTAGTTTCATATGTTGGACTCAGATGTTTAAATCTAGGATCCCATGACGCATAACTGTCACAGCCTGTATTAACCAATGGTAGGTCTTCATACCGATTGTATAGTTCTACTTTAACAGCATCGCGCTCAGTTGAACATGTACCTCTAGGCATGCCAAAGCCACCACAGGTAAAGTTACAGCCAAATGTACGCAAGAACACGCTAGGTACACCCACAAAACGGCCTTCACCTTGTGCCGAATAAAATATTTCACTAACTTTTAATTTCATCTGATTAATCCATAAAGATAAATGTTATTAGTCAACCATCCTATTAGTTTACTATTGTTTCTGAAAAAAGTCAATTGATAAAATCTTCCAGAGTTAGCCATGGAAAATTAAATACTTCTCTACATTCTCGTTTGATCTCTTCAGATAGAGCATAAAACTCAGTTCTATTGTGGATTTTTGGCCACTGCTCTGCTTTGATAATATTATATTTTTCTATAAACTCTTTATTCTGTTTTTCTTCTATTAGGCTTTTTTCTCTTTTTTTATAGTCATTATAGAGATCACCCTCTAAATAAACAGCTGGGTCGGGTCTTTCTAAAAATCTTGGCGCATTGACAATATCATGAGAAATTTCTTTCAACTGTTCGATGATTTGTGAATTTAGACTAATACAAAGATTGTAATTATGTTCTATATCTGCAGATATTTCTTCTCTGCGATCCTGCAATATTTTTGGAAATACACGAATATTTTCGATCGTCTGTTCCCATCGTGTTTCGAGATCGTCAACAGTAGCATATTCTGGGTAAGGTAAATAGTTATTAAAAGTTTTAAATCCCAATTCCGTTAATTCATTGAATAAGAAGTTTGTTGTGGCTAACATGATAAATGGATGATGATTTAAAATAACCATCCACGTTTTTTCAGTTATCGATCCATCTAGAGTTTCGGATAATATTGTAAAATTTGATAGTGGATAATATCCGACGATGAATTCAGTTACATAATGTTGCTCATAATTGAAAGTAGAAATACTTCCAGGATCAACAAATCTATTTTTATTACAGTAATCAAAGAAATCCTCAAAATCTGCCGGAATTCCTCCAGGACGTTGAGCGAAATAGTATAATATCTGAGATTTTTGTTCGTCCGCTGACGGGAAGGTCCATGTGATATTATCTAATAAGTCCAAATCATATAATTGTTTTAAAAACCCAATCCTATTAGCCCTAGCCAGTGCCCCAGTAGGAAAATATCCTTTTTCATTAAACCAATTCCATGAAGGACACTGTATATTTCTTCTTTCTAGATCTCTTATACAATAGAATA